TGCTACAGGAACAGGTACAACAGCTTTGTCTTTTGGTTCACCAAGTGTAAAAACAATTAATGAAGAATGGAACGCAGATTTTGCATATGGTGTCTGGGCGACTGGTGGAAATATGAATACTGCTAGAAGGTTATTGGGAAACGCTGGCACACGAGATGCCGCATTAGCTTTTGCTGGTGGACCACCTAATTCAGATCTAACAGAATCTTATAATGGAACTTCTTGGGCTGAACTAAATAATTTAAATACTGCTAGAAGGTCTGGTCAAGGCTTAGGAACTCAAACATCTGCTTTAGCAATGGGAGCAGATCCAGTTTCAGCTAATACAGAGTCTTGGAATGGAACTAACTGGACAGAAGTAAATAATTTAAATACAGCTAGAGGTCTAGCAGCAGCTGCGGGTGCTGATAATACTTCAGGTTTATTTTTTGGAGGAGATACTCCAGGTACAACCGCTGTAACTGAAACTTGGAATGGATCAAACTGGACAGAAGTTAATGATATGAGCACTGGAAGACAAATTTTAGGAGGTGCTGGAATTGCAACAGCTGCTTTAGCTTTTGGTGGATCACCTTCTCCAGGTGCAACAGAATCTTGGAATGGAACGAACTGGACTGAAGTAAATGATTTAAATACAGGGAGAAGTAACCTTAATGGTGGTGGAACTTCAACATCTGCATTAGCGGTTGGTGGACAAAACCCTGCATCAACTCTTACAGAATCTTGGAATGGAACTAACTGGACAAACGAAAACGGTATGAGTGTTGCGAAAAGACAATTCGGTGCAGCAGGAACAAGTAACACTGTATCTATAGCTTTTGGTGGAAATGATCCTAATTCAGCAGCAACCGAAGAATGGTACGGTGACGGAACACTATCGGAGAACATAGATTAATGGCAACATACAAAGAAATAAACGGAACAGATATTACGGTCGTATCATCAGACCCATCGAATCCTGTAATAGGAGAAGTTTGGTATAATACTACGACTCAAAAATTAAAAGGCTATCAACAAGTTTTAAGCGAAGCTTGGTCTACAGGTGGTAATTTAAACACAGCTAGAGCAGGAGTAGTAGGTTCTGGTATTCAAACAGCAGCTTTAGCTTCTGGTGGTCCTAGTACAACAAATACAGAACAATATGATGGATCAACTTGGACTGAAGTAAATAATATGAATACTGCAAGAGGACAAGCAGGAGGAGATGGCCATCAAACTTCAACTTTAGTATTTGGTGGATATCCAGATTTGGCCATAACAGAATCTTGGAATGGAACAAACTGGACAGAAGTAAACGATTTAAACACTGCTAGAAGAGGTGTAATGGGAGCAGGTGCAGACAACACTTCATCTTTAGCTTTTGGTGGACTTAATGGCACTACCATACAAGCAGTTACTGAATCTTGGAATGGAACAAACTGGACTGAAGTAAATGATTTAAATACTGCTACTTGGGTTGGAGCATCAGCAGGAGATCAAACAACTGCATTAAAATTTGGTGGTTATATAGCACCAGGAGTTTTTACTATAACAGATAATACAGAATTATGGAATGGAACTAACTGGACTGAAGTAAATAACTTAAATGATTCAAGATCACAGTTAGGGGGTTCTGGTTCTGAAATATCAGCTTTAGCTTTTGGAGGAGAAAGTCCACCTACTACAGGTAATACAGAATCTTGGAATGGAACTAACTGGACAGGAAAAATTGGTTTAAGCACTGCAAGACTTGCACTTGGAGCGGCTGGATCAGGTAATACATCTGCTTTAGCTTTTGGTGGAGAAGTTGCACCAGCAACAACTGCAACTGAAGAATGGAGTGGTGGTCAGGCTGTAGGTGCCTGGGTTACTGGTGGTAATTTAAATACTGGAAGAAATGGTTCAGGTGGTGCAGGCACACAAACAGCTGCATTAGCTTTTGCTGGTGGTGATAATCCAGGATCACCTACTGGAAGTTTTGGTAATACAGAATCTTACAATGGAACTGCTTGGGCAGAATTAAACGATATAAACACATTAAGAAGAAGTGTTGGAGGTTTTGGTGCTACTAATACTGCTGCAATATTAGTAGGAGGTTATTCAAGTAATCCAGCAGGAGATGTAGGTTTAACAGAATTATGGAATGGATATGTTTGGACTGAAGTTAATGATTTAAATCAAGATAAATATAATGATATGGCTAATTTTGGAACTTCAACTGCAGGTATAGTTGCAGGTGGTGTAGCTCCTGGATCACCAACAGGCACAGCTAACACAGAATCTTGGAATGGAACGAATTGGACTGAAGTTAATAATTTAAACACTGGTAGACGTGGAATGGGATCAAATGGTATACAAACTTCGGGATTAGCATATGGAGGAAGTGCTCCTGCATCAGGACTCCTGACTGAAAGTTGGAACGGTACTAACTGGACAGCAGTTAATAACTTAAATACTCCAACAGATTTTGCAAGTGGCGCTGGAGCAAGTAATACTTCTGCTTTAAAATTTGGAGGAAGATTAAATGGAGGGAGCACTATTGCTCTTACAGAATCTTGGAATGGAACAAATTGGACTAATGAAATTAGTATGAATGTTGCATCAAATGATATGGGAAGTTCAGGAACTCAAACAGCTGCTTTAGCTTGGGGTGGGGGTTCTAATTTAACATCAACTGAAGAATGGTACGGTGATGGTAAACTTACAGAAACGTTTACAACTAGTTAAGGGTTGATATATATCTAAGATAGTATATATAAGAGACAACTATAAAGGATAAAGAAATGACAGAAAAAAAAGACGTTAAAGATATTATACAAAAAGAGGAAACTCATTTAAATAATTTATTAGAACAACAAGACCTTACCGATTTTAAAGGTATGGTAGACGAGCTTCGTGATACATGGACCAAGAAACAAATGTTTCGAACAGAAACAGAAGCAAGGTTTTCTGTATTACAAGACAATAGATATCCAACTAAAGCTGCAAAATATTGGCAGTGTGTAAGAGAACAATCATCTTACTTAGATAACTTAATGACACTATCATTTGATTATAGAAGAAACGAAGCAAAGATTAAATGGCTAGAAGGTAAAGTTGAAAAAGAAGAGGATGAATACAAAGCAACTAAATATCAAATAGATTTAGATGAATGTAGATTTGCAAAAGCTTCTATGGAGAAAGTTGCAAAACATAGAATGAGAGAAATTAAAATGTGGTCTAAGTTAAAGAAAGAATTTAACGATGGATCGTTTAATGACAAAGATGTTAATCAACATCAACTAGAATCTTATGGTAGACAGTACGCTGAAAAAGCAAAACAGCTAACAGAAAATTCTTCTGACACAGATAAGTTTAATGTGTTAGGTCAATTACAATCACTACAAAGAATTAGAAAATCTGGTGAATTAGAAAGTAGTTACAAAGAAAGAGAACAACTTGAACAACATGGAAAACCTAAAGTTTGATTTTGTATTCTTAGGTCAATCAATATTAAAGTATCAAGTACCTTTAGATATTTTTTCTGCGATTAATCAAATATACGAACAAAACTTTAATAGACTTGCACCTGCTAATAAACAGTTAGTTGGTAAGATTGAGAACGAACATAGTTTGTTTTACAATGGTCAAGATCAATCTAAGATGAAAAATCATAATATGTTACCACAAAATGTGACAGATTATTTTATGACTGTATTTAAACACTATTTAGCGTTTAATAAAATAAGAGATTATGATACTCACCTTAATTCTATTTGGGTTAATGAAATGAAAGCACATGAATACAATCCTGCACATATTCATAGAGGTATGTTGTTTACAGGTCTGTCATCTGTAATGATTTTAAAACTACCCTCAACATATGGTAGAGAATATTCTAATGCAGACATACCACAAAACGGCAGACTACAGATATTAGGAGCTAGTAATGGTCAGTTTGCTAAAATAGATTATCAACCACCAATGGATCTTAGAGATTTTTATGTGTTTCCATATGATATGAGACACTGTGTTTATCCTTTTAATGGAACGAATGAGACAAGACGAACACTTGCTGCAAACTGTGATGTACAGTTTGATCCTATTAGAAATAGAGGAGCTGTATAATGGATAGACAATATTTAGTTCGAGACGATCACATCGGTATATTTAAAAACTTTATGTCAGATCAATTAATAGAAGATTATACAAATTACTTTAATAAGTGTGAGCAACAAGGTGCAGTATATCCTAGACGAGAAGATGAGATGTTAGTATCTGATAATGCAATCAACACGATAAGAGATACCAATGTTGCAATGACTTATAACAACAAACCTTTTATAGATTTGTTTTTTAAAGAAGTGTATCCTTTGTATGTTCAAAAATATTCTTATCTAAAAAAACTAGCTACTCACAACATACTAGAAGTTAAAATACAAAAGACTAAAGTAGGTGAGGGTTATCATTTTTGGCATTGTGAGAATGCAGAAATGAAAGCAAGAAATAGAATTCTAGCTTTTATGGTATATCTAAATGATGTAACAGATGGTGGAGAGACAGAATTTTTATATCAAAAGTGTAGATTCAAACCAGAGAAAAATACATTATTAGTTTGGCCTTCACAATTTACACACATTCATAGAGGCAACCCACCTCTATCAAATGATAAATATATAATAACGGGATGGATAGAATACGGATATTAATATGATAACAGAACCACGATGGAGATCTTTTATAGTAGAAACGACTACACCTATATTTACACCCGAACAATGTAAAATGATTATTCAAGCTGGACGTGCTGAACCTAGAAACGATGCATCTGTTGGAGCAGGTGATAAAGGTATTAAAGGTGGAGTTGTAGATACTAAAACTAGAACATCACATATTAGTTGGATACCGTTTAAAAAGATGACTGATATGTACAAAGACATAGAACGTATTATGAAAACCACAAATGGCAATCATTTTGGTTTTGATGGAATGCAAATAACAGAACTTGCACAATACACAGA